GGAACTCCGTGGAGTTCGGAAACCTATTGCCAGAGAATTATTCGGATTTTTAGCAACTAAGCCTAAAGCTATGGTTGCAGCTATCCTTGAACCCTTGAAGGTTCGACTAATCACAAAAGGTCCATCTGTGGACTATTATTTATCAAAGAGTTATCAAAAATCCTTATTCTCATACTTAAGGAGGTTCTCTCAATTTGAATTAATAGGTGATCCCTTACGGGAAGACCACATTTATAGGATGATTGAGAGGGAAACCTACCTTAAGAATAAGGGGATGAAATTTTCTCATTTTGTTTCAGGGGATTACTCCGCTGCTACTGACAACTTGAAGATCTTTTATACAAAACTCGGTTTAGAAAGTTCTTTTGCACATCTCGATATTCCTTCGGAATATTTGAAAGCATATAGAAATACACTTTATGAACATGAGATACACTATCCTAATTATAACAAGTTTGGGATAGATCCTATAGATCAGAAGTCAGGTCAGTTAATGGGTTCACCATTGAGTTTTCCTTTTTTATGCCTGAATAATGTAATTGCTTACAAATTATCTATTGAAGATCATCTGGGATTCGAAGTCCCTTTCGCTCATTTACCAGTTTTGGTGAATGGAGATGACATTTTATTTAGAACCAATCCTGAACACTACGAACTTTGGAAAAAGCGAGTAGCATCTATTGGATTCGATTTAAGTATAGGTAAGAATTATATTCATGAGAAAGTTTTAACTATTAATTCACAATGTTTTAATTATTGTGAAAACTTTTTGCACAAAGTTGATTATTGTAATTTTGGGCTTCTCTCCGGAACTTCTAAACTTGGAAGTCAATCTAGAGGGGAAGTGCGTGAAAAGGCGTTGGATCTGTGTGAGAACTACATCAAAAGTGTAGGAGGATCACTAGATAAAAAGCTTAGTTTTACTAAGTTTCTATCACGTAATAGTGAAGATATCAACAAGATTACCCATCATGGTAGATATAACTTATTCCTCCCAAGGGTATTGGGGGGTTTTGGTTTACCTATCTATGAGGGAATCACCTTTCATGTGACACGTTTTCAGGCGTGTCTAGCGAAGTATATTAGGAAGACTCTTGACACAACTGTTGTTGGTTTCAAGAGTGATGTAAAGTCTAATAGTATTAAAGAGAGAGAGACACGGAATAAGAAGAAGTTTTTTATAGGCTATGGACCATTGAATGAGTCCGAAAGAGTTTTTGAGACTACAACGCATGTAGCCATCAATTCAAGTTATTTGCCTGATATTACGATGAAGTTTTTTACAAAACTTCCAATCAAGTGGACGAAGAAGGTCAGCTCCAAAATCTTTGGAGATATTAAGTTAGGTTCAAATCCTACTAAGTATTTAGACCTTGATTCTAGTCTATTTAGATTGATATCGTATTATTAAACTTCTTATGTCAAAGCTTATGCTGTCTTTATTGTTGTTGTTTTCGTGCGTTAACACGTTAAACTGACCGTGCGGAATCACGTTAAACGAACCGGATTCTCATCCTAGTAAGGTGGGTCTCTGTAATAATTACTACAAAGAACAATCAACGTGCGGCGCAGTCTACAGTCCGCCAGAACAAATCTGGACAAAACAAACA